CCTCGGAGCTATCCATATGGTTCACACCTATGTGGGTATGAGTCTCGCGCAGTTCAAGGCCTTGAAGGAAAAGAAGCGAAAGGCCCAGAAGCTTGGGCCTCGCACGTTCCACATCTACATCATCGAAGGTGGCACGGTCATTAGCACCAACAGCCAACCGATGCACAAACACCTATTCGCCGCGATCAAAGACTCCATCATCTACGAAGAGGTGTGGGTCAACAGAGCCGGCCCAACCCTGACGGTGGTGAAATGAACATCCTTGCAACCAAGCCGGAGAATCCTCAGCCGGGTGATACGTGGCTTGAACACGCCGACTTCGGTATGGGCCGCATCATGGTGATGACGCAATCGGGTCCTGTGCCCGCCATGCCCCCGACTGCCCGTGACGCATACGTGCCGTCCGAGGCTACGCACTCCCATGTGCATCGTGACGACAACGGGTTCCTGCATCGCTGCTACCACAAGTGCCGTTCGCTGTTCACGTGGCAGTTCTTCCTCGGCCTGACGCTGTCCTTCCCGATTGAACACGCGCTGTGGACCAAGGTCACGCCGTTCGTGCAGATCGCCGACTGGCTGGGCCTCGGCATCAATCATCATCACTGACTAGGAGAAGGAACTTGACGTTCGACAAGAACATGATCGGTCGAAGCGGAGTGGCCAAGGTCGATCCGCTGAACGACTACCAGGACGAGGTCGCGGATATCCTGCGGGAAGAGTGCTGCGAGCTTGGGCAGGCGGCGTCCAAGCTACAACGCTGTGGTCAGGGATTCACTCCCACCAACGGCGAGCGCTCGGCACGAAAGCAGTTCGCCATCGAGGTTGCAGACGTCCTGTTGCTGCTGGACGAGGCCGCACACTCCGGGCTGATCGACTTCGATTACCTGCGTGAGGCCATCGCAGCCAAGCCCGAGCGCCTGCGCACGTGGACGCACAGTCTCGCCGATGCGCCGAAGCGATTCGCCAATGCCGACCTGCTGCGTTTCAAGGTCCTGCCTTTGCTGGACACCGAGCATGAAGGCTGATCCCTACCTCTACCTGGACCTCGATCAGACGTTCGCCGACTTCGATGGAGGCTTCAAGCTCTTCTTCGGAGTCTATCCGTGGGAAGTGACACGGGAACGTAAGTGGGAACTGGTGAAGTCGCACGGCAGCTTCTTCTCCAGTCTGCTGCCCATGGACGGTGCGTTGGAGTTCTTCGGCAAGGTTCGTGTGCTGAACCCCGCAGTTCTCACGGGCTGTCCCGGTTCGTACTACCATGAGGCGGCTGGCCAGAAGCGCGTGTGGTCACGGTCCAACCTACACGACGACATACCGTTCTTCCCCGTGAACGGCAGCATCAACAAGCACCTGTTCATGCACAAGCCGGGTGACGTTATCATGGATGACCGTGGTGACGTGTGCCGAGCTTGGGAAGCAGCGGGCGGGATCGCAATCCATTTCCAAGGTGATTACGCAGATGCCTACGCAAAGCTCCGGTCCATCTACGGAACGTTCTAAAATGACTGTGAGTTACGCAACAGGTAAGCCCGTCGAGGTCGGCGTCTATGCGTGCCGTGTGCCCATCATCGGACACGATGGCCAGAAGATCGTTCGCAACTGCAAGCGCAATCCCGAGTACGTCTGCGAGGACATGTTCCTCCAGTGGGACGGTGAGCGCTGGTACTTCTGCGGATCGGCCGAACGCTTCCGCCGCACTGTGCCGTTCTTCTGCGGCCCTCTCCAGCGGGTGCATAGCCCGTGTTGACCGCGGGTCGTGCGCCGTTCTTGGAGTGCAGCACCAAGGGCGATACGCGATTCTCCCCGTTCTATGCGAAGGTCAAAGGCGTCAGCATTGAGGACGCCTATCACGCCAAGAAGATCCTTCGCCCGTCCGTGCCTGTGCTATTCGGCGAGAGCGTGCGCACGGGTCTCACGTGGCGCGAAGCGAAAGAGCTACAACGAGGAGGCTGGCGTTTGACCAATCCGAGGTCGTGCGCCAAGCTCTACTCTCGCATGTGGGATGAATACATGCGGGAGAATCGCGACCTACTCAAGGTGCTGAAACGTGCCTCAGGTCTGAGCGATATGTTCGGCCAACCAACAAGCAATGTGTGTCAGGTCATCGAACTCTGGCGCATCCGTAATCTCTACATAGCCGGCAAGTTCTGATCGGCACTCTGGATACCTACAACATGAGCATTCTCTGCGACACCTCGATCATCGAACGCTGCGACGTGAAGTCCGAAATCTTCGACCCGATTCGTTTCGAGGTCCAGAAGTTCCGACACCTCAGTACCTTTACGGCGAACCGGGAATTCATCGGTGATGATGAACTCGCGGACGTCGGTGACCTGTTCGAGGCAATGCGCCTCAACTGCTACCGTGTTCGCACGCTGCTGGAGGAGGAGCGGTTCGTTCCGATGATTGAGCCGTTCTCGGCCGACCAGATCAAGCAGATCCAATTCGCCGAGCGCGTTCAGTCCATGGAGTTCTTCGGTCGTCCGGTCGAAGTGCAGTCGCGCACCCAGGATCCCCTGTCGATCATCAGCCGCGGCCTGACCTCGTACGGCTACGACGTATCGCTGGCGCCAGAGTTCAAGGTGTTCTCCAACATCAACAGCGCCATGATCGACCCGAAGCGTCTCGATCCGAAGTGCCTCGTGGACGTGAAGGCATCTATCGACCCGGAGACCGGAGAGAGTTTCGTCATCATGCCGCCGAACAGCTACCTGTTGGGCCGCACCGAGGAGTACTTCCACATCCCGCGCGACATTATGGTCGTCTGCCTCGGCAAGTCCACGTATGCACGCTCGGGCGGTATCGTCAACGTGACGCCGATCGAACCCGGCTTCGAGGGCAACGTCGTCATCGAAATCAGCAACGCCACCAACCTGCCGGCCAAGGTCTACGCGCACGAAGGCATCGCGCAGTTCATGTTCTTCAAGGGTGACCATCCGTGCGCAGTATCGTACGGTGATCGCAAGGGCAAGTACCAGGGCCAGACGGGCGTGACGTTGCCCAAGGTCTGACGCATTCAGGAGAGAGCAATGCGCATCATCAAAGACGGAACCGATCCGAACACCATCGAGTACAAATGCACATGCAAGAAGTGCAAGACGGTGTTCGCATTCCGCAAGTCCGAAACCCGCCTGGTGGACGATGATCG